GAGCGCAAAGCGATGCTGCTGTCGCTCTACCCGGAAGACCAGCGCGCCGCCGTTGCCCGCACGCTGGCGCTGGAATCCGATCCGCTCGTCAAGCTGTTGCAGGAAAACGCCTACCGTGAATTGCTGTGGCGCCAGCGCGTCAATGAAGCGGCGCGTGCCGTGATGGTGGCCTTTGCGCAGGGGAATGACCTCGACCAGCTCGGCGCCAATTTCAGCGTATCCCGTCTGGTTATCACCCCGGCTGACGATTCAACGCTACCGCCGACGCCTGCCCTGATGGAATCCGACAGTGATTTTCGCCTGCGCATTCAACAGGCGTTTGAGGGGCTGAGCGTTGCCGGGTCGGTTGGTGCCTATCAGTACCACGGACGCAGCGCCGACGGACGCGTGGCCGATGTGTCTGTTATCAGCCCCAGCCCGGCCAGCGTTACAGTGTCGGTGCTGTCACGCGAGGGAAACGGCAGCGCCAGCCCGGAGCTGGTCGCCATTATTACCGCCGCCCTGAATGGCGAAGACGTGCGCCCGGTGGCTGACCGGGTAACGGTGCAATCCGCCGCCATTGTGCCGTATGAGATTGACGCCACGCTGTACCTGTATCGGAGTCCCGAAGCGGAGCCAGTGCGCGCCGCTGCCGAACAGAAGCTGAAAGCCTATATCAGCGCGCAGCACCGATTAGGGCGGGATATTCGTCGCTCGGCGATTTACGCTGCGCTGCACGTTGAAGGCGTGCAACGGGTCGAGCTGACGACACCCGCCGCTGATATCGTGCTGACCGCCGCGCAGGCGTCCTACTGTTCCGGCTATCGGCTGGGTGTAGGTGGTGCCGATGAGTGATACCCGCCTGCTGCCTGTCGGGTCGTCTGCGCTGGAAGTCGCCGCCGCCACGGCCTGCGCCGAGATTACCCGCGTACCGGTTCCGCTGCGCCAGTTGTGGAACCCCGATACCTGCCCGGTGCATCTGTTGCCGTATCTGGCGTGGGCGTTTTCCGTTGACCGCTGGGATGAGGCGTGGCCGGAGAGCGTGAAACGACAGGTGATCCGCGATGCGTTCTTTATCCACCGTCATAAAGGCACTATCGGCGCACTGCGGCGTGTGGTGGAGCCTTTTGGTTATCTGATCCGCATCATTGAATGGTTTCAGAACGGCGGAGAGCCTGGCACGTTCCGGCTGGACATTGGCGTGCAGGATAGCGGCATCACAGAAGAAACCTTTTACGAGCTGGAACGCCTGATTGCCGACGCCAAACCCGCGTCCCGTCACCTGTTGGGGCTGAATATCAACCTCGACACACAGGGCGCGGCCTATGTTGCCGCTACGACATACAGCGGCGATGACCTGACCATTTACCCCTATTTTCCTGAAACCATTACTGTGTCCGGTCTGGATGTGACCGGGGCAGCACTTCATTTAATCGACAATGTGAGCGTAACCGCATGAGTGCAACCTATTTTGCCCTGTTAACGAACATCGGCGCGGCCAAACTGGCTAACGCCACCACGCTGGGTAGTCGTCTGAACATCACCCGGATGGCCGTGGGTGACGGCGGCGGCGTATTGCCAACCCCAAACCCGGCACAAACCACGCTGATTAACGAAAAGCGCCGGGCAGCACTCAACAACCTGAGCATTGACCCGAAAAACCCCAGCCAGATTATCGCCGAGCAGGTGATCCCCGAAAATGAGGGCGGTTGGTGGGTGCGGGAAGTTGGCCTGTTTGATGATGAAGGTAATCTGATTGCTGTCGCCAATTGCCCGGAGACGTACAAACCGCTATTGCAGCAGGGAAGCGGCCGCATTCAGACCGTGCGCATGATTTTGATTGTCAGCAGTACCGACGCAGTGACGCTGAAAATTGATCCGGCTGTCGTGCTGGCAACGCGGGGTTATGTGGATGATGCACTGGCGGAGCATGAAAAGAGCCGCAAACACCCTGACGGGACACTGACGGCAAAAGGATTCGTGCAACTGAGCAGCGCGACGAACAGCGACAGTGACGTACTGGCCGCAACCCCGAAAGCAGTAAAGGCCGTGAATGATAACGCTAACGGACGCGTGCCGTCTGGCCGCAAGGTAAACGGTAAGGCACTGACGGCTGACATTACGCTGGGTGCCGGAGATGTCGGGGCATATACCAAACTGGAAACCGATACCGCTGTTTCTGTCGTCACCACTGCCGCGAACGCTGCCGCCACCGCAGCGGCTAACGCCAACACGAACGCCAATGGCCGGGTGCCGTCCGGGCGTACCGTCAACGGTAAAGCGCTGTCGGCAGATATCGCGCTAGGTGCCGGAGATGTCGGGGCATACACGAAAGCGGAAACCGACACCCGCGTTGCTACGGCAACCACCGCTGCGAATAATGCCGCTACGGCAGCGGCTAACGCCAACACCAACGCCAATGGCCGCGTGCCGTCTGGCCGTACTGTCAACGGTAAAGCACTGTCGGCAGATATCGTGCTGGGTGCCGGAGATGTCGGGGCGTACACCAAAGCCGAAACCGACACCCGCGTCGCTGCAGTAACCACCGCCGCGAATAATGCCGCTACGGCAGCGGCTAACGCCAACACGAACGCCAATGGCCGCGTCCCGTCTGGCCGTACCGTCAACGGTAAAGCGTTGTCGGCAGATATCGTGCTGAACGCTGGGGATGTCGGAGCATTAACCGATACGCAGGCCGCGCAAAAATACGCGCTACGTTCAATAAAAATCAACGGGAAGCCATTGTCTGCTGATGTCAATTTATTAGCGGGTGATATTGATACATGGAATAAAACGGAGTCTGATGGACGTTATCTGATGAAGTCGGCGACCGCTGCCGCTGCAACTAAACTGGCGAACCCTCGCAAAATTAACGGCGTGGTATTCGATGGAACAAATGACATACAGTTAAATTTAGGTATTTCATTAAAAGCATTGGTGCAATTTTCCACAGAAATGTGGCTACAGGTAAGTCTGACTGCAATTGATGCTAATACCGTCACCATGACAATTAACGATGCATCGAGAGGGTTATACGTCGTACCTAATCAGACACAAATTGTGCTGTGCGAGAATGATGCAGCAACCATTACAGCCAACGGTGTGTCCTACACTCGATTTAATATGTTGGGACGGTTTGCAATACCCCGCGCACCAACTAAAAACGCTGATGGGTCGACAACATATACAATCACATATCCCAATCACAGGATAGCCGTGGGGCAACAGAAAGCCGTCAGGATGGGCGCATTTATTTACAGAGAGCTGGGTTGTACCTATCAAGGGCAGGCCAGCAACTACGATGGCCTAATGTATCATCATAAAATTGCACTCAATTCTGCTGCTAGCAGTGTCAATGTCCCTGTCATCGGTTATGCAGCGGCGAGTGTTGGCGATTGGTCGTCTGCGGGGGTTAATAATGCTGGGATGTTTGATGCAATTGGTTGGGATATTTTCTCACGCGACAATTATGGCACCAACGTATCAGCCTTTATGTCTACACCTAACTTATTGTTAGCCTCTACATCATTCGGAACGCTGGAGAGATGTTCACGTAACCCAATGGTTACTGTCATCGTATATGACTTCTAAATAATGCGATGGTGGGTGCTGCCATCCTTTAGAATTGATCGATACTGCCGATCAATAGCGCTTAATCGATCTGTATAAACGTTTATAAAATAACCACGGCGAATGTCATTATGTGATTGGTTTTAAAATAATAATGAATCATCAGGGAAAGCGAAGCCCACCGTTAGCGAGACGGTGGGCTTTTTTTGTGCCTGTTTTTCGTTTCTGTGTTGTGCAAGCTCCCACCGTGCCAGCATCACTCGCCCACACTCGCCTCACGCCAGACAATAACCGCTCCTAATACAGCAATCGTGCTATTAGCTGGAGCCTGAATGTATGAGTGATTTTCACCACGGCGTGCAGGTCGTCGAGATTAACGACGGCACGCGCGTTATTTCCACCGTTTCCACCGCCATTATCGGCATGGTATGTACCGCACCCGATGCCGACGCGGCCACATTTCCACTTAATACCCCGGTACTGATTACCAACGTGCTGTCTGCCGTCGGCAAGGCCGGGAAAAAAGGCACGCTGGCCGCTGCCCTGTCCGCCATCGCTGACCAGTCAAAGCCCGTTACCGTCGTGGTGCGAGTGGCCGAGGGTAAGGATGAAGCCGAAACCATCAGCAATGTGATCGGCGGTAGTGACGAAAACGGCAAATACACCGGGATGAAATGCCTGTTAGATGCCATGACCGTCACGGGGGTTAAACCCCGCATCCTCGGTGCGCCGGGGCTGGACTCGCTGCCCGTTGCCACGGCGTTAGCGTCCATCTGTCAATCACTGCGTGCTTTTGGTTACGTCAGCGCGTGGGGCTGCAAAACCCTGTCGGATGCCATCAACTACCGCGAGAATTTTAGCCAGCGTGAATTGATGGTGATCTGGCCGGATTTTATCGCATGGGACACGACGGCCAACGCCAGTGCCACCGCGTATGCCACCGCCCGCGCCCTCGGTCTGCGCGCCAAAATCGACCAGGAAACCGGATGGCATAAAACCCTGTCTAACGTCGGCGTGAACGGCGTGACAGGTATCAGCGCGTCGGTGTATTGGGATTTGCAGGCGCCCGGCACCGATGCGGATTTACTGAATGAAGCAGGTGTCACCACGCTGGTTCGTAAGGACGGCTTCCGCTTCTGGGGTAACCGCACCTGTTCTGACGATCCGCTGTTCCTGTTTGAGAACTACACCCGCACCGCACAGGTACTGGCCGATACGATGGCCGACGCGCACATGTGGGCGGTGGATAAGCCTGTTACGCCAACGCTTATCAAAGACATTATCGAAGGTATCAAGGCGAAATTCCGTGAGCTGAAATCTAACGGCTACATCATTGATGCCGATTGCTGGTATGACGACACCGCCAACGATAAGGAAACGCTCAAGGCCGGGAAACTGTATATCGATTATGACTATACGCCCGTTCCTCCATTGGAAAATCTCACCCTGCGCCAGCGCATCACCGATAAATATCTGGTGAATCTGGCCGCGTCGGTCAACAGCTAAGGAGCTAACGCGCTATGGCACTGCCTCGTAACCTGAAATTTATGAATCTGTTCAATGCCGGCATGAGCTACATGGGGATCGCCTCTGCCGTCACGCTGCCGAAACTCACCCGCAAGCTGGAGAACTATCGCGGCGGCGGCATGAACGGCACCGCGCCCATTGATTTTGGGCTGGATGATGACGCGCTTGCGATGGAATGGACGCTCGGCGGTTTTGCTGATGAAACGCTGTGGAGCCAGTACGCCGCACCGGGCGCTGACAACGTGCTGCTGCGCTTTACCGGGTCATACCAGCGTGACGACACCGGAGAAATTTCGGCTGTCGAAGTGGTGATGCGTGGCCGTCATAAAGAAATCGACGGCGGCGAGAGTAAACAAGGGGAAGCCACCGAAACCAAGATTTCGACCCAATGCACCTATTACAAGCTGACTATCGACGGCAAAGAGATGATCGAGATTGACACCATCAACATGATTGAACGTGTTGTCGGTGTTGACCGTCTGGAGCAGCACCGCCGGGCGATTGGTCTGGCGTAACCCTGTCTGGCCAGCCCGGCGCTGGCCGTCTTCTTTCTATTTTTTATCTGAACACAGAGGCAACATCATGAACAAAAACGACAACGTGGTCACACTGGAAACCCCGATTCAACGTGGCGAAACCGTCATCGACACGATCACCCTGATTAAACCGACTACCGGAACGCTGCGCGGCGTCAGTCTGGCGGCACTGGCCGGGTCGGACGTTGACGCGATGATTAAAGTGCTGCCGCGCATGACCATGCCAGCACTCACCGAAAGCGAAATCACCCGCATGGAATTGCCGGATATGATTGCCATCGCAGGCAAGGTGATCGGTTTTTTGACGCAGAAATCGCAACAGGGAACCTCCCCCGAAGCCTGAGTGTTGATGAGCTGATGGCGGATATCGCGGTGATTTTTCACTGGCCGCCATCGGAGCTGTACCCCATGACCCTCACCGAGTTGATCCTGTGGCGCGACAAGGCGCTGAAACGCAGCGGACACCATAACAATGAGTAACACTCTACAGTTAAGCGTTTTGCTGAAAGCCGTGGACAGGGCGACCCGCCCGTTTAAGGCGGTGCAAACCGCCAGTAAAAAACTGTCGGGCGATATCCGTGATTCACAGACCCAGCTCAAAGACCTGAACGCACAGGCCGGGCGTATCGACGGTTTCCGCAAGACAAAAAACCAGCTCGGCGAAACAGGCGCAGCACTCCAGCAGGCACAGGCGAAAGCCGCCGAGCTGTCGGCCACGCTGCGCAATAGCGAAAATCCCACCAAACGGCAGGCGCAGGCGCTGGAGCGGGCGAAACGTCAGGCCGCCACGCTAAAAACCGAGTATGCCGCGCTGCGTCAGTCGGTACAGCGCCAGCGTACCGAGTTAGAGCAGGCAGGCATCAGCACGCGCAATCTGTCCGGTGCTGAGCGCCAGCTACGCACGAACATCACCCAGACAACGGCACAGCTTGACCAGCAACGCGCCGCGCTGTCCCGCGTCAGCCAGCAACAGGAAAAACTGAACGCGGTCAGAAAGCGCTACGAGAAAGGCGCGGAAATCACCGCCGGGGTACGCAATACCAGTGCGGCGGCGTTTGGCCTTGGTTCCGCTGCGCTGTATGCCGAAAGCCGCCTGATTGCGCCGTCGGTACAGGCCGACGGACACGGGGCGCGCATCGCCGCACAGACGGGCGGGAATGCCGCCGACGGCCAACAGTACACTCGCGTTATCAAAGATATTAACGCCTCGGGTGTGAGTAATGACCTCAACCAGATAGCGGACGCGGTGGCCGCTGTGCGGAGCACGTTGGGGGCGATGGGTGACGTCGGGGAAACCGAGCTGGCGCGGATATCGCGTAAGGCGCTGGACATACAAACGGCGCTCGGTGGCGATGCCACCGAGAGTATCCAGATAGCCGCAATCATGATGAAAAACGGCCTTGCGAAGAACAGCGACGAGGCGTTTGATTTGATGGTATCCGGGATGCAGCGCGTGTCGGCGCAGATGCGCGGCGAACTGCCGGAAATCCTGCACGAATATTCGACCCACTTCCGCAACATGGGCTTTAGTGGATCGGAAGCCATGACGCTGCTGGTTGATATGGCGCAGCAAGGCAAGTTTGCGCTGGACAAGACAGGCGACGCGGTGAAAGAGTTCAGCATTCGCGGGTCGGACATGTCCAAGTCCAGCATTGAAGCCTATGACGCCGCCGGACTCAATGCCGCCAAAATGTCTACCGCGATTGCCAGCGGGGGAGACAAGGCGCGTGTGGCGATGCAGAAAACCGCAAAAGGCTTGCTGAAAATTAAAGATCCGGCAGAACGGGCAAATGCCGCGATTGCTCTTTTCGGTACGCCGATTGAAGACCTGTCGATTGACCAGATACCGAAATTCCTGTCAGCGCTGGCCGGAGCCGAAAACAAGCTCGGTGACGTGTCCGGGGCGGCTGACCGAATGGGCGATACCCTGCGCGATAACCTCGAAGGGGATATCGGGCGGCTACAGGGCGCGATGTCCAGCCTGCGCTTTAACCTGTTCAATGACGATGACGGCGCACTGCGCAAACTGACGCAGGCTGCGACGGAGTGGTTAACCCGCGTCAATGAATGGGTCAAGGCTAACCCGGAGCTGACGCGGCAGATAGTGATGGTGGGTGGCGCGGCCACGGCGTTAATTACCGTGCTGGGCGGGATCGGGCTGGTTGCGTGGCCTGTCATGAGCGGGATTAACGCATTAATTGGCGGAGCGGGTTTACTGAGTGCCGGATTACGGTTCGCCGGAACACGCGGCATTACGCCGTTGTCAGGGGGGTTAACCCGCCTCGGCGGGATGATCGGCTGGCTGGCAAAGTCGCCGCTGATGCTGCTACGTGCCGGAACCTCGGCGCTGACCTCGGTATTCGGGGCGGTTAGTAACCCGCTGACCATTATCCGGGGCGCGATGTCGGGTTTTGGTCGGGTGCTGATGTGGCTGTTTACGTCACCGCTGGCACTGCTGCGCACTGGCATTACGCTGGTTGGCAGTGCGTTAGGCTTGCTGCTGTCTCCCGTCGGGCTGGCCGTCGCGGCGATTGTAGGCGGTGCGCTACTTATCTGGAAATACTGGGAGCCGATTCAGGCATTTATCGGCGGCGTGGTTGAGGGATTCGTTGCAGCCAGTGCGCCCATTATTGCGGCGTTTGAGCCGCTCCAGCCTGTCTTTACGTGGATTGGTGACAAAATCCGGGCGCTGTTTGGCTGGTTCGGCGATCTGCTGAATCCGGTCAAATCCACTGCCGCCGAGCTGGACGGTGCGGCCAACATGGGTAAACGGTTCGGTGAGGCGCTGGCTAACGGGCTGAACATCATCATGAACCCGCTGGAGTCGCTGAAAAAAGGCGTGTCGTGGCTGCTGGAAAAGCTGGGGCTGGTTGACGATAAATCGAAGAAGCTGCCGCAGGCCGAAAATATCATACCGCCGAAAGAAGCGGCTGCGCTAAAAGCCGGAGTGAGCCGCGCACCGACACCGCAGGGTAACGACGCACAATCAATTGCTGCCCGATACAGCGGCGCGTATGACAACGGCGGACGTATCCCGCTGGGAGATTTTGCTGTCGTCGGTGAACATGGTCCTGAAATCGTTGAAGGTCCGGTCAATGTGACCAGCCGTAAAAAAACGGCGGCGATGGCTTCCGCAGCCATGAGCATGTCAGCCTATCGCCCGATAGCGCCAACGGTTCAGGCCAGTGCGGCATCATCCCCAGTCAGCATTCACGCACCAATTAGCATTGTTGCCCAGCCCGGACAGAGTGCGCAGGACATCGCGCAGGAAGTCGCCCGTCAGCTTGAACAGCGGGAACGGGCGGCTCGGTCACGCGCATTCAGTCAATACAGCTATCAGGGAGGCTAATCCGATGATGCTCACATTAGGGCTGTTTGTGTTCCAGCTCCAGACCCTGCCGTATCAGAACATGCAGCGCAACGTTGATTACCGCTGGCCGTCAAACAGCCGCGTCGGTCAGCGTCCGGCGTTGCAGTTCTTGGGCGTTGAAGAGGAAAAAATCACGCTGTCAGGGGAACTCCTGCCGGAAATCACAGGCGGCACGCTGTCGTTGCTGATGTTGGAGACGATGGCCGATCAGGGGCGTGCATGGCCGCTGATTGAGGGCAGCGGCACGATTTACGGCGTATTCGTGGTGAACAGTATCAGCCAGACAAAAACCGATTTTTTCCCCGATGGCCGCGCCCGGCGGATTGAGTTTACCATCACACTGACCCGCGTGGACTCGTCGCTGTCTGCCATGCTGGGCGATTTACGCCAGCAGGCGGAGGGATTGATCGGCAGCGCCGGGGAAATGGCTAACCGGGCGCAATCCGCTATCGGGGGATTATTCGCATGATTAACCCGCTGAATGTTCGCGCAGGCAGTAAAACCGCCCCGGCGTACCTGCTGCGCCTGAATGAACAGGACATCACGACCGTTATCAGTCCGCGCCTGCTATCACTGAGCCTGACGGATAACCGGGGATTTGAGGCCGACCAGCTCGACATTGAGCTGGACGACAGCGACGGGCTGTTGCAGTTGCCCCGCCGGGGCGCAGTGCTGTCGGTGTTTTTGGGATGGGAAGGTGAAGCGCTGATCGGCAAAGGGGATTTTACGGTGGATGAAATAGAACATCGTGGCACGCCGGATACGCTGACAATCCGGGCGCGGAGTGCCGATTTTCGCGGGTCGCTGAACTCCCGGCGTGAGCTGTCGTATCACGACACCACGCTGGGGGCGATTGTTGAACAGGTGGCGAAGCGTAACAACCTTGCGCCGATGCTGGCCGACGGATTCGCAGGGATAAAAATTCCGCACATCGACCAGACGCAGGAAACCGACGCGGTATTTATTACCCGGCTGGCTGAGCGCAACGGGGCAATAGTGGCGATCAAGGCCGGGCGTTTGCTGTTTATCCGTCCCGGAACGGGGAAGACAGCCAGCGGCAAACCTATCCCACAGCAGATAATTGAACGCAGCGACGGCGATCAGCACAGTTTTAGTCTGGCTGACCGGGGCGCGTACACAGGTGTAACGGCAAGCTGGCTGCATACAAAAGAGCCGCAACCTGAAAAGCCGAAAACGGTGAAGGTAAAGCGTCAGAAAAAAGTGTTATTGCATCAGGGAGCACAACCACAGAAGACGCACCCTAAAGCGAAAAAGGCAAAGAAGGAGCCAGAAGCCCGCGAGGGGGATTATCTGGTTGGCACGGATGAAAACGTGCTGGCGCTGACCACGGTTTTTGCGACTAAGGCACAGGCCACGCGTGCTGCACAGGCAAAGTGGGACAAGCTGCAACGCGGTGTCGCGGAGTTTTCTATCACGCTTGCAATGGGGCGCGCTGACCTGTTCCCTGAAACCCCTGTTCAGGTGAGCGGCTTTAAGCAGGTGATCGACGAACAGGAATGGACAATCTCAAAAGTGACGCATTCCTTGAGTAATAACGGCTACGTTACCGCACTGGAGCTGGAAGTGCTGCTGTCTGATGTTGAGTATGAGGGAAGCGAACAGTAA